AAAAAAGATATCTGCCTCTGGATCGTTCTGGGCAAAGGAATGAGGAGCCTGAATGCCGACCCGACTGCACTCATTACGCAAAGCTATTGGGGAGAGCAGCGGAAAAGTTACTTTCCAAGGGATTGCCTGTTCGTATTTCCAGATAGAGTGTTTTAGCTTCTCGATGTCGGCGTCTATCCCCGGTATATCCAATGGAACCCCTCTTAGAGCCATTGTTCGGGTCATTTCACTGATCTTTCGCTCTTTTTCGGGCCATTTGTGGCCGTGTTCTGTAAATAATTTTAAGCAGTAAATAGCATCGTCGATGGCGTATTTTTCGACTTCAGAGCGAAATTCTGGGGTCATAGACTCCCACCTCTGCCCTTTCATGTTGTTTCGGGTCTCTTTGGACAGCTCCACACCCAGCAGATGGAAAGAACTCTCCTTGAGTGACCTCGGTACGGATAAAAATGCTGCGAGATCCGCAGTGTCGTGCCATGCGGCTATTACCAAATTCTGGGGTACGTTCTGTAGACCCCTCTCTGCCGCAATTTCCTGCACCCTTTGGAAACAGGGCATATCAAACTGAGCGTTATGACTAAGCCATGTGCAATCAGGTCCAGAAATAGATCTCCAATCGAAGTCGAGAGGCGATCCCACATAGCAGATACCCGTATCGGTCTGGATAGTGACCATATAGATGTCACTCTTTTCGTGTCGGAGGTAGTGGTAGACCCCGAGTGTAGTAATGGAGACTTCATTGTCGTAGTAAGACTCGAAATCGATGGCGCAGATCATGTTTAAGGAAAAAGGAAGTAGCCCGCCGACGACTGTTCACCTTGCGTAGGGTCCACCATGCAAATGGACTACTCGCGCTTCGGAATTTTCTTCCGATTGCTAGGTGCCAGCGGGCTACAGATTCTTAGAGCCCGGAGAGTCCCCTAAAGAACTCGCATTCCTCGGGTGAATTCTTCCCAGCGAACTTTGGCATCGGGACGTACCATGAGTTTGATCCGTTCTTCTTGATCTCGGAGTTCAACTCGTACTTTCCGTTGAAAAGGTATCCCTTCAGAACACCTTTGGTGTCCGTGATGAGCCTCCTGGCAAAAGTCGTATAGGCCGACGAACCGACGGTGTAGATTGCCAGTCCGTAATTCTTACCCCCGTGGCTGTAACCAAAATACTGCATGGCATCTTCGTCCAAGCTCTCGGGAGCCTCAACTGCCAGCATGATATCGGCCATGTCTTGGAAGTAATTCTCGTGACCCCACATCGTGGAACCACCCAGTTCACGAACCTCCTGAGCGGTATTAGCGCGACGAGGCATCTCGTTGCTTGATCCAAACTCCAGCTTCTCTTGGTAGTATTTACGTAGTCGAAGTGGAACAACGGTAAAAAACGACCCCGGCTTTGCAATCACAATGCTCTTCTCAAAAAGGAAAGAACCTGGGCTAAAATTGTCGCAGAGCTGACCACTCTTCTGCACAAGGTTGATACGGGGGACACGAAGATCCTCCTGAGTGATCTCTCCATCGATCCCAGAGGGAGGACGTGGGGAGCTAACAATCTGCTGTGGCTCGACAACGGCAAGCGCTGTTGGCTCGGCAACAACGACTGCTGCGGTTTTGATTGGTGTGGAATCGCCTGTAGGGGCGAAGGTTATGGTAGCCATATGGTAGTTTGGTTGGTTGGGTTGCGGTTGAATATACCCTTAAGCACGAATAGCTTTGAGGATATGAATAACGCCCTCATCTCTGAGAGCATCGTTGTCTCGAAGAAGATCCTCCAGGTGCTGTTTGGCCTCTGCCTTTTTACCCTTCGGTGCTCTGTCCGAAACAAATTTTTCTAAACTGGGTACTGATACCCGAGTGCAGGCTTGAAGGTATTCCTCCAAAGAAATCAAATCTTTGACTGCGTTATAGCCCAATAGTGGCTCAGAAATCGTGCGAGGTGTCCTTCGCTGGTCTAGTCGATAACCGGGGATCTCAACGCCCTCCTCCAACGCTTGGCGTAACAACTCTTTCTTAGCTTCATCAGCCCATCCAGAGAGTAGGTTTGCCAACTTCAGAATCTTTGCTCGATCCTCGGGAGTTCCGTTTAGAGAAACAGAGTCTGGAACATCAAATCCAGCTTTCTGTCCGATAACCAGTGCCTTAGCTGCCAGAGCTTTGCAGCTACCTTGTTTAGCACAATAGTCACATACCCCTTCAGTAGGGGTATATTCAGCCCCCTCCTTGGCTCTTGCAATGATGGTCGATATGCGAAGCTTGATGCGGGGGAGATCTGATCTTTTATACAGAGCATAAGTGATCTCCTGCCGTCTCGGCATCACCAAGTACAGAGCCAACTCGTCGATCTGGGGGAACTTACTGAACGCACCATAGGCGTATGCTTGGCCTTGGATGTTGGTTTCTGCGTCTTCAACTGCTCCAAATCCACTTTTCCAATCATACAGGCAAGCTTTACCATCGCTGTAGATATCGAGAAGGTCACTTGTGCCACTTGTAGAGTGATCTCCAACGTGCATTTCAAGAAAGATCTCTTGGTGTGATGCCACAAGATTTGCAGAGCGAGCACGATCTCCTCGGTTGTGAGTAAGAAATTGTAGGCACCAGGTTGCGAGTTGCTGTTCAACTGGGTCTTGGAGACTCGTTGGGTCCTCCTTTTCGATGGCCTCGTGGATTCGTGTCCCAGCTTCCGCAATCGGGTTCGTCCCACTACGCCCTTGGTAACTGGGGCATTGTTCGTAGCTTTTGAGCGAGCTGGGCGAGTATTTGGCATGGGGTCTAGTGGCTGAGTCGGTGTGTCGAACAATCGTTTGAGTCATCAGGTTAGGAGTTTGGGAAACTAGGTTTTCGTTAGCAGTGGTTGATTCAACCACGGCACAACCATCATCGCAAGTGCTTTTTTCGTTTAAGAGGTTAAGAAGGGTAATTTTTTTTCTAACACTCATTTCAACTTTTTCTTCGACGGTTCCTGCGGCGAACAAAATTCGTTGTTGGCTTGGTGTTTTACCTCCTGCTCGGTGAACTCGACCAATAGCTTGAACTATGTTGGTAGCTGACCAATCGGGACTGATGATAGCGACCCGAGGATGCTTGCCTGTGACATCATGCAGGCTGACGCCAACGCCCCCGGCTTGCGTGTTGCAAAGTATAATTCTTGTTGCATCGGTTTGAAAGGCATTGATGGCAAGTTCCCTTTCTGTTGCGTTTTGGTCGCCGTGAATTTCGGAAGAAACTTTACCCAGTTTTTCTTTCAACGCTTGAAGCGTTTGGGTGAAGTTGACAAAGACGGCAATCGATTTTCCCTCAGTAAGATAATCGTCAATCATCTCGGCAATGACCGGGATCTTGAGAAGTTCGACGCGCTGGCGTGCTCGGAGTTGAGCAACCATGGCCTCTGCCGCCGAGTTCTTTTTGTCGTGGCTTTTACGTTCTTCGAGAGCGATTAGTTCTTGCTCCATTTCGTCGTAGATCTTTCCAATCTCTGATCCGAAGTCCAATGGCTCGGTCACAATTTGTGTTTCGGTAAAATGCTCGGCCATGTCGGCTACTCGCATACGGGAGCAACGATGAGCTATTTGTTTGGCGATCTCGTCGATGTGTTCAGAGCCGCCCGTAAAATCCATTCCGTTCCACCTGTTTTTGGCGCATCCGTTTTTTAAGCACCACTGCCAGAAATTGCCTAGCCCATGGGCACCCAATAGGTAGCCTGCAGCACGCATTTGAATCGGTGAACTTGCGAGCGTGGCCGACAACATCAACACCTGGTAACGGTCTTTTGCTTCAATAAGCATCTTTGCATTTTTGGTTGTGGTTCCTCCGCAGCGATGAGCCTCATCAAAAATGATCAAACCATGGTCTCCGAGATCCCACACCCACTTGGATTTTTCCCAGTGGCCGTATTGGGTCTTTCCAGCACGAAGTTTATCATAGTTGATGACGTGGGTGGAATTGACTCCTCGGTCTTCAAGTTCTTTTTTCCAAACAGGAATGACGCTTTTCGGACAGACAACAAGAACTGGAATACGATCTGTTTTATTGGTTCTTTCCGCTATCCAAGCACCCACAATGGTTTTTCCTGTTCCCGTCTCGCTCATATCCAGGGCACTCTTGTAAGTGCGTAGGATGTCCATGAGTTTTATCGCATGAGCTTCTTGCTGTGGGTACAGTTGTTTCATGGTTTTTGTTTGGGGATACGCAAATCGTAAACACAGGAGCAAGGTTTTAGCCGGGTGCAGGTAATCCCGTTGTCGAGCAGTTTGATTTTGAGATCGGGTACTTGAACAAGGTTTCCAAAATACGCTCTCTTCGCCATGCAAGCAGACCCATAGACCGATCCGTCGTATTTGATTACCAGACTATTTGTTCCAGCGTTGCATTGGTACCCTGTGAAGTAATTTAGATCTCCCGAGATCAGCCTTTGGGCATTCATTGGCTCCGATGTTCCGTCGTCGTAATTAACGATAGTTTTTGCTCCACCCTCGTTGAGGGTATGGTTTGCTCTCAAAAACTCTAACTGTTCTTGGGAGTAGTCTTTGGTGTACCTGCCATGCTCTTCATCGTTAACGCCATCCCCTCTGGCTAGAATCCCTTTAAAATTAACCGTCGCCCCCATTTCAGAAAAATCTTTGCTTGCTTGGATAGCTTTGTCCCAAAAGTTCGGGTCCATAAGTGCGTGAACAACCGGGCGGTTCGGGCACTTGGATTGAACCAATTTTACGACTTCTTTGATGTGATCGGTCTCGGCGTACCTCGAATGGTACGAAATGACGAGGGTATCGATATAGTCGAGTGCGTTTTCCCAAAATGGAATTTTAGCCGACCCATTTGATACGGTTACAATTGAGAACCCCTTTTCTTTAAAAAACTTTGCTACTTCCACAAAGTCCCGGTAGATGCTGGGTTCCCCGCCAGTGAAAGTTACCCGTTTGCGAGCATAGTTGTGGATCTGCGGGTTATCCTCCAAGAGACCATTAAAAAATTGGATATATTGCTCCGCTGGGACTCTTGGTGTGCTACCCCCGTTTAGATGCGGGGCACAATAGGTGCATCTGTAGTTACACAGATTTAGCAGCGTTAAATTAATCGAGAACTCATCGTTGACGATGGATTGAACTTGTTTCATTTAATTACAAAAGTTTTTATGCCCGCTTGGACAAGAGTCTGCTGGCAATCTTTGCACAGGTGGTCGATTCCGTAGATGTATGCCACTCCTCCTTCGACTTTGCCTCCCGCTAGTTTAAGAGCCGCTGTTTCTGCATGATCTGGCTGATCACAGATGCTTTTACATTTTTCGTACCCCTCCCCTGGTAGTCTTGGACAAACTTCTTGTGGGTTGTTACAGGAGTTTTCTCCAACAAAACTTTCTCCGCGTGGAGCTACGATCACACATTCAACTTTTTTTTTGGCGCAGCTCATTTGATTTCAGCTAGTGCCTCTCGTGCCAAAACCTCACAAGCCCTCCTGTCTCGGTTATAGGTTCCGTCTGGACGCTCGGGGCAGGCAATAAGCTCAAGGGCTCGACGGAGACTTTCGACTTTTTTCTCCATCTCAATAAAAGCCCATTTATATTTTTGGGCATTGGATGCTTTGTCTCGGTAGTGTTGATGCCATAGTTTAGCTTGCTCACGAAGCCTTGCGACCTCTGCCTCGCATTCCATGTCGCTGTCGATCATGGACATTGCTTTTGCGAGTTCCTCACGGAGCCTTGCGATCTCGTTGTCTTGACTCGTTGGCAACGGACGGAGGGTGCGGAATTTCAGCGTAGTCCATTTCCAAGCAAGTGTGCCGATGCTGTTTTCAACCTTTCTCCATGCCAACCCATGCAAAAAGTCTGTGCGTTCATCACCCTCTTGGATCATCTCGTCTGGGCCAAGCTCTCGCCATTGGTCGTCCTTTTGAGAAGGACAGGTTTCGGTGGATGTGTCCTTTTCCGAAGGACAGGTTTCGGCTCGGTATCGCTCCACTATCTCGCGGAGCCTTGCGACCTCGGCTTCTAGTTTGAGGTTCATTGCTCCAACTGGTTCACACGCGTAGCATGACCCTTGGCATCCTCGTTTAAGGCGATCAAGTTCCTCACGAAGCCTTGCGACCTCGTTGGATTTCTCGGCGAGTTCCATCTCAAGCTGACGAGCAAACCCTTTAATCAACCACATCTCATAACTCTCCGTTCGTGGAGTGTCCGTATTCATAATTCACAGACCTCCTCGCCCTCTTCGTTTTCGTTCACAATTCGTGCGTCGATTCCAAAGTGCTCCAATAGTTGTTGAAGCCTGTTGTCGTCACACGGCTCAGAGCAGATTTGTTCGCCATTCACGAACCATGTTTCTCCCCATTCTTGGCAGCACCCATCCCCGCATTCGTAGTAATACGGGCGTTTGGATAGCGTAAATGGTTTTAGCCGAGGTGTATCGAAAACGGTTGCTCCAGCGGCTTTTGCCACATTCGGATCAAGCTCTTCGTATTTTTCTGGATTGCAGATAGGGCAATCAAATCCTGCGTAACAATGGCATTTTGTGTTGCTCATTTTTTCAAAGACTCGGTTAGTATCTCCTGACGGATTTCTTTCCATAGCCCTTTAAGGGCCGTGTACATTTTAAATGTCAGCACGACTGTTAGCATTATGAGACACAACGTAATTGCCCATAAAAGTACCGCCCCCGCCCACTCAATGAGTAGAAGAGGCGTCATGGCTCAAACCCCTCGATTTGGGACAAGCACCTGGCATAACCCGCAATGTCGGTATAGTTATCCCGTTTAGGAGAGTGGGCATGACGAGCCAACTTGAGTTGGATCATCAGCACTGCTACATCAGCAGGTGACAGGGGCGCCGAAGGGTCTTTCCGAATTGCCAAGTACGCATTCCACAGCGCCGCAATCCGTTCGTGGTTGGGTGTTGCGTGGTCGTAATCTCGGCGTCGATCCCCGGAAGTACACTCCAGAGCCTCTTCCAGAATCCCTTTACCTGTAGTTGGTAACGAGTTAAACGCTGTGGGCAGTACAGCTTCAGTTAATGGCTCCATGACGAATGTCCTCAATTAAATTTTTGTACCGCAGGTGTTCGTCACTATTTTTTCCATGAAAAGTCTTTGCGACTTCCATGTGGTGCGCGACGAGCGCGATAATGCGCTCTTGCATTTCTAGTTGGCCGTTTTTATAGGCGTTTTCCAGTTCTGGTGTTTCGGGGTTCATTGGGTTTTTTGGGTTTGGGTTTTCTGAATATGGAGTCGTAATTGCTACGGTATGCGTTGGAGGATGGTGCTGTTCGATTTGGTGAAGCGGCGTTAGCCATCTTCCAGTTGCGTTCTAATCGTCTACTCATGGTGATCGTCGGGTTGTCCTAATAGGGTTTGGAATTCGGAGCAACAGCCATCGCAGCCATGGATACCTGAATGGCCATCCTTACCGAGTCCAGGGTCACGTGGGTCTGGGTGACCTACCCCATGGGGGCAGTTCAATTCCCAGTATCCGTGAAAACTTCTATAGGTAGCCGTCCATCCTTTGGGGATAGTTGGCGGACGCCACCTTTGTTCTTTTTCAGTGCTCATATCCCACCTCCAATTCGTGCAGAGGCTTGGTATTCGGTGTACCCGACAAGCATCAACCCTTTCCTAAGATCTTTGTCGGAGTGATCCGCTGCGGAAAACTTTAGGTAGCTATCCCAGACGGGGTTCCTAGACGTTGCATCGGCTCCAGATACCCAGTCCCACCAGACAAGTTTTGCAATAGCATCACGAATGGATGCTGGAACCTTGAGGAGATCTGCAATCCATTCCTCATGAGACTTGTTTCTCAACCGAGAGTTAGCCTCAGTAATTTCTTTTGGGGCGTTGCTACTCATTTGGTGTTTTTCTTTTTGCGAAAGATCGCAGTGTAGTTTTTTTGGTAGACCGACAATTTTGTCGGACGGGGGGCATCGCCTTTACCAGCGGCGTGCGAGGTGTCTTGTTTTTTCATGGTGTTTGGGTGTTGGGGTGTGTCAGGGTATATTCAACCCTTTAGGAAAATATGGAGGAGGTGGAGTGCGTCAGCTTCGTTATCGTCCGCAGGCGAGTATCCCATGGCTCTGGCGGCTTGAATCATTTGTTCTTTAGTGGCCGATCCGTTCTTTGTGGCGGCTTTTTTGATTGTTCCAACGTGCACCCCTTCGTAGTTGATGGATTTTGATTCACACTCGGTCTGCATGATCGCCAGCAACCCACAATAGCACTTGGCAGCTGCCCCGGAAGACCAGCGCATGACCTCTTCGTAAACGATTAACTCGGGTTTAATCAGTTCGATTTGATCTCGCAACCAACTCCGAAATTTTAAAAAGCGGATGCCTGGTCCATCTTTCTTTTTAAGCTGAAACCCTTCGCTACCTGACGACACAAGCCCGTTGGCTGAGTAAGCCCAACCAGTTTGGGTCGCCAGATCTAGTGCGAGGGTTGCTTTTTTCATCCCAGTCGTGCTTTGACTCGTTTTGCCGCAGTGGATTGACCTGCTTTGATCCACTCAATGACATCGCTCTCCAAGAACCGAGCTCGTCCCATGGAGATTGAATATGGCAAGGGGTTACGGGGTTGGCGGATGTAGTTATCGATACTCCGTTTCCCTACCCCAAGCCTACGCGCTACTCCAGCCTTGTCGTAACAAGTGCTGGGCTCAGTGGGTTCCAGATCTTTCGTCTCGACATCTTCCAGTTCGATTTTAACCCGGCCGTTGGGCAGTGATGTAACTCTGAAGCTGTGAGCCGCTTCTAGGATAATGGAAGATGTTCTTTTCATGTGTGGTTGATTCAACCTTTTAGCAGTGTTCTCAATGAAGAGAACACCAAGGTTACTGGAAGATTGGTACGATGAATCGGGTATTGGGGTTGGCTTTGAGTTTCTCAACCAACTGGGCAGTGGCAATGCGGACTAGAGTGCTTGGGCTTACGCCTTCACGTTTGGCTACTTTTTTCATCATTTCCCAGTTCTCTTTTTCTTCAAGGTAGACCACACGTCGGCGGTCATCAGATATTTTGTTTGGCATGGTATTGTTTTGTTTAAGGACGGTATTACCCGTTGCGTGAGAAGGTATGCAAATGCATGGGTTGATGCAACCATTATTTTAAAGTTTCTTTTGGGGCAATCGATAGCAACGCTTCTGCATCAACCGGGTCGATTAGTTCTTTGTATTCAGATTCCAATATCTGGGGAGAGTTTCCGCAGTATTTGGATACCGAGAAGCTATTAGCATCGGCGTTAGCCATCCGCGCTGAAATGTATCCCTTGCGTAGCCCATTGCGTTTCCATTTCTCAATACCAGCTTTTTCCAAAGCATCCGCTCGACGTTTGAAGATCCAGTTCTTCCCAATGCCCACAATCCTTCCTTCACGTTTTCCTTTGAAGGTGTCTATCCACTTGACCAGATTGTCGCTGATCGTAAGCAATCGACGGCTCTTTGTTTTGGAAGCGGATTTCTTCACTTGAATCGTTTTGCGTTCCAAATTGATGTCCTCCCATGTCAATCGGCAGACCTCCGCCGTTCTTATTCCCGCAAACGCACCAATGGCTACGGCTGGCACGGCGTCGTTCTGCGTGTGGTTTAAAATTTTTTCCAGCTCTTCGGCAGTGAAGATGATCTCGAAGGTAGGCTTTTCTTGCTCCTCCTCGGGCGTAGGTTTGAATGTCTTTACCAGATCGGTGACAAGTTTCCCCTTGGGGACAAAATTTTCTTCCTGAGCCCAACGGAAAAATGTCCGCAGTTTGTTCAAGTGGTTGTTGCGAGTCTTGGTAGCTTTGTACATTTCGCAGTAAGTCTGGATCTCGTTTTTGGTAATCTTGTCCATCCGTTTCCCAAACGCCCTGGCAAAAGCATTCATAATGTGTTTGGAGTTGATGTAGTGGAGCTTTTCTTTCTGCTGAAAAGTATCGAGGTACTTCTGCACTGCATCGGCAGCCATGATCGGGATAACGGATTCCTTGGAACTCCATTCCAAGTATACTCGAACGGCATCCCCGAGCGTGGCACCTTTTTCCGCAAGGACTCGTTTCCACTCTTCAAGCTGAACAGCCTCCATCGTTGTGATGGAGTTCCGTGCCAGGACGCCTTTCTTTCGATCCTCCACGATCTCCTCGAACCGGGCATGGGCATCGGCCTCGTTGGCAAAAGTTTTTTCTTGGCGACCCTCGGCGGTCT